TATACTTATTATAGGCAGTCCGAGAATAGCATTTCATCAGAATACAAATTTTTATCAAAAAATTGGTGGTTAAGAAGAATGGAAGCTCACAATTTTATTATTTATTTTTTTAAAAAAAATAATTTTTTTTTTTCTTATTTTTTGCCATGTTATTGCCTCTTGTTATTTGTAATGGGATATTACTTGTATTAATAGCCATTAATCTGCATTTTTAATAACTGGTGTTGGTCCACCTGTTGGATTAGCTGGGCTTTCCATATCATCTCTTCTTGTTCTTCTAGCTTGATTTCTTAATGCATCTATTGAATTTTTATACTGTGCTTCCATAGCTGGTAATAAAGAATAGTTTTTCATAAATACCATTGACTCTACCATACATGCATCAAAAAGTGCATTGTAACAATTTTCACTAAAGTAATTAGATGTAGTTACACTTGTACCTGTAGCACTTGCTAATCCTAAAGGTCTTCGTGTATATTGTATCTCACCAGTTAATGTCGAAGCTGGTGTAGGTACTACATAAATTTGTGTATTATTTTTTCTTGAGTAATACCTTGGAGTACCTGTAGATGTACTTGCGTGTGGAAAATAATCTATAGCATACTCATAAGGTCTTTGTAGAAGAGTAGTAATATTAGATGATGTACTTGTTTTATAATTTACATTACGAACAACGATTGTATCACTTGGTAAGGTTACAATAGGATCACTTGCAGTAAATGTAAAACTAGCATAATTATCTAAACCAGCATCATCTAATTCTTTTGTTAATCGTCTTTCAGCTTTTTCAACAATATAAGGTATGTGTGATTCATATTCTGAAGAATCATTTTCAGTTGTATTAATTAAGTCTGTTTTTAAATACGAGTAAGCAGGCATAAACTTATCCTAATATTAATGTTACGGCTGCTGCACTTGCTGGAGCAGAAACACTAATCGTAGCTGTAGCCTTGATACCCATTTCTCCTATGTAAATATCTGAAGTACCACTAGCAGGAAGTTTACATTTTATTAAACTCCCACCACCATCAGTAATATCAAAAGTTCCAGCAGTTGGAGAATATGCATGTAATGCTATTATTCTTGGTCCATCAAATGTTGTAACTTTATCACTTCCAGAAACATAAACTGATTTAAAATTATTTGCCATATTAATTCCTTAAAGTTAGTATGGGAAGATAGATAACTCATACCTTCCCATATATTTGCTATTAGGTTCCTGCGTTTCCGAAAAAGCCTCTCCAATCTGAAACACCGAAAGAATATCTTTCTCGTGCTTTAAATCGAATATTGCCTGTATCGAAATCAGGTTCCATTTTAGTTTGTAATGGTGTTCTAACGAACATTTTAGTTCCGTTTGGAACATCTGTCTTAATGAAAAAAGCATCCCCATCATTAAATCTTCTATTAACATAATACCCATCAGGAAGTAATCCCATGTGTCTTACGCTATTAATGTCATTATCAGCACTACCAGTTACACCTGGTGTATTAAGAATAACATCTGCAATAAAGATTGAATCATTAGGTACATGCAATGAGACAGCACTAGCACCAATCAAAATACCTCTATCATCTTTAGTTTTTTGAATTTGTATTAAAGATGTTTCAAGTGTAGTTTGTGAAAGGTCAGCAGCTGCACCATTGTTTGCATAGTTGCTTTGATTTCCACCTATCTTAACAGGGTGTGATGTACTTATAAATGCAGCTCCATCACCAATAGCATTAACACCAGTATTAAAAGCATTGTTAAAAATATTAGCAGCTTTTTGTTGCTTTGTGTTAGCCATTGCTCTAGCTAGACCTTTTGCTCTTAACTTTGAAAAAGTATCATAGAGGTTATCCTCCATTGCTTCTTCAGTAATTGCAAAAGCTAATGCAATAGTTTCGTTTGAATATCTAGCTGTATAGCTTTCGCTTGCATTATCATAAGTAACAGCAGCACCTTCGTTTTTAGTAGGTGCAGTTCCAAAACCTGTGAAGAGAACTTCCTCTTCAAAGGATCTATCAGAGTTCTCTATTTCATATAGAGGCTCGTGTTCGTTATTAACTTCTCCATACTCCGTTCCAAAGACTGCGTTTAATCCAGGAAGGAGCTCTTTACTAATAGCAGCTCTATTTATTGCCATATTATATTTCCTTTCCTAAATTATCCTAAAGTCACACCGGAGTGAATGCCTACATATCTAGAGGCAACAACATAACATTCTACGATTGGATATGCGTCACCTGCACTTACATTCCCATAAACACTATCGCCATCATAGTCTTTTCTACCTACAATCTTTACATGGGCACCTATTGAAGCATCAACTGCAACAGCAGATCCAATATTTTGTTTAGATTGTCCAGTAGTTGTGCTACCTGCAGAGTTGGATACAGTATAATTTAAATACTTTATCATAGCTCCATCAGTAACAGCTGCGTCTACTTGAGCATAATATGTTTGTGTAGGGTCTGTAATGACATGAAGTTTAACGTCAGAGGCACTGATTCCACCAGGATAATATCTAGAAAATTTTGGTTCTCCATTTTGTACATATTGACATCCTTGAAAAACTCCTGTTATCTTGAGAGAAGCTCTTACAGCAGGGGAAATTGTACCAGTAGCATCAACAAATATCATATCTCCAGCAAAAATAGTAGTTGGTATTAAAGATACCATGCCTACTGCTGAATTAGAAACAGGTTGTACTATCTGACCATAGCCTTCACTATTTGGTTGACCGTCTCTTTTACGAGCAGGAAGAAAGCCAAATGGATTCATAGATGTAGCCATTTGTAAATCTCCTTCATAAAAAAGTTGTTAAAAAAATTACTCCTGAAACGTAGGTACTCTGCCCTTTGTTACAGAAGACTTACTTGTATTACTTATTGGCATTGTTGAATTTGATTGACGCATTAATTGACTATTAACAGCATCCATCATTTCCTTCGATTGCTTTACGTAATGATCTTTTTTCGCTTTCAGTTTGAACGTAGGTATTTTACCTAACGCCAAGTCTCCACGACAGACTACTCCTGTATAGCGACCTTCCTTCCTCACGACAGAAGTGGCTCCCATCTCTGGAACTTCCTCTGGTTTTACAAACTCCCAACCTTGTTGTTGTTTCTTACCAATGTTTTGATAATCTTCCTTACCTTTAACTTCGATACGAAGCCAACCCAAAGTCATTCCTGAATTATTAAACTTTTCTTTAACAGCATCAGGGATGTTTGTTAAAGTAGGTTCTTCAAATACATATTCTGTTTGTGCTCTTTCAGTTGTTTCCCTAGTTTGAGAACTACGTGTTTTTTCTCGTGTCATTATTTACCTCCACGTTGCATATTAATTGTTGTATAGTCACCTTCAGATTTAGTTACCCTCATCTTTTCGGCAGCATACTGTTCAAGTGGTATATTCCATTTATTAGCTAATCTAACATCTTCTTGAGATAGTTTAACTTTTTTAGGATTTGGAGAGGAACGTGACCCTCCGGCAACCACTTGAGATGGTGATGACGAACCATCAGTGCGTTCTTGTTGTACTGGCTCTTCTTGTGTTGTAAATTTACTTGGAAAAGCTGTACGCATTCTTTTATCTATTTCATTATAGAAATCTTCATCATTAGGACTGTATCCTTCATTTTTTAATTCAGCATCTATTGCTAAAGCTGATGCAGTCATAATATTATCTTTACCAAACCAGTCATTATTCGTTTGCCAATCTACAGCTCTTGCATCTGGGCGAACAGGTTGCTGTTGTGCTGGTTGTGGTGTTTGTTCTTTTTGTGTTGGTTGGTCAGCAAATTTACTTTTTGTTACTGCAACATTTTTTAAATCAGTTTGAGCTTCATTTAATTGTTCTTGTGCTTTTAATAATCTTTCTTTATCTTGTGATTCAAAAGCATCTGTATAAGCAGTTCGTGCTAAATCTAATTTATCTTTTAATTGTTTTTCTGTTGCATCAAGATTAAGTTTACTAACTTTATTAAACTCTGTTTTCTGTGTGCTAAATGAATTTTTTAATTCTTCATTTTGTTTTATTAAACCAGCTATTTGATCGTCTCTATCTTTTCTTTGTTTAATTAGCTGTCGTATTCTTTTTTCTGCACCTTTTGTTTCAATACCTTCAAGTTCTTTAGGTTCTTCTTTTTTAATTTCTTTTTTAGGTTCTTCGTTTTTAGTTTCTTTTTTTACAGGTTCTTCAATTTCAAATTCTACTTTATCAGCTTTATCATTTGATTTTGAAGTATCAACTTCATTCCAATTTTCTTCTTTCATATTATTCTCCGTTGTGTACGAATCAAACGTATTACGTACTTGTTAATTATATTATACCATATATTTAACTAAAATGCAAGTTTAAAATGCACCTTTTGTTAAATTAAATGTAGGATCTAAATGTGTTGGATCTTCAACTCTCATCATTACTTGGTCATCAAATAATAATAAAAGCTTAATACCTTTATAAAATAATTTTTGTCCAGCATGTTTGCCATAACAAATATAATCATCAACACTACACCATGATCCATTTGGAAATTTATCTATATCTTTATAAGCTAAATCGCCAATTTTTAAAACTCTACCTACTGTTGTTAAATATGATATATCATCTTTAACAGCATCAGGTAATAATATACCACCTTTAGTTTTTTCTTTTATACTTATTGGTCTAACTAAAACATGATATCCAGGCAAGTCTGGTAAAATATCTGGATCTAATTTATTATCATCAGATATCCAGGTATTATTTTTCATTGCTTTACCTAAAGCTACTTGTTGCATTAATTTTCCTCCAGTCGTTTTTTTACTATATTATCAAAAGTTTGTTTAGCCCACTCTATACTATGTATAGAACCAACCATTTGCCTATAGTGAGGATAATCTTCAGCAGAACCATTACCTAATGATTCTTGTAGTTTTTTAATTTCCTCACTATAAGCATGTCTTATTTCATCAAATAGTTCCATTAGTTATCAAGCAAATGGTGTAGCTAATGAACCATCTCCGTAAACAATTCCATCTACATGCCATACAGCAGTAGCACTTCCTTGTCCACCAGTAGCAATACCTATACAATTTATTCTGCCACCAACAAATCTACCTTTAGTATCAGCATCCATTACAATTTTATCATCATCTGAACCATCAGCATAAAATTGTTTAGCACTTACAGTTCCTGGTGCATCTTTATCCCAAATAAGTAAATTTGAAGATGTTGAATAAATATCATTCGCAGATGCTCCATCAAGACTAAAAGTACCTGTAAAAGTTGTACCAATAATAAATGAATAGTTTAATCCTGCAGCAGCAGTTGGTAAAGTTACAACAATACCTGCAGCTCTATTTAAAAGATAGGTAGTATTTGAATCTCCAGATGTTACAGTTTTTGTTGCAGCAGTAATACTTTCTATAACTCCAACAGAATTAGTAGCACCTGTCATTTTCATAGTACCAGTACCAGATACATTACCACTTGAATCAATAGTAAAGTTATCAGTTGCTGTACCATTTGATAAAGTGATTTGTTTAAAACCACTTTCGGACCTGACTGGTCCATTAAAAGTTGTGTTTGCCATTTTCTTCTCCTTAAATAATCTACTGTCTCGGCAGGTCTGCTAGGTCAGTCAGTAGAAGTTAATAAACCCTAGAAATTATTTATTAATATCTTTTATTAATTTTAATGCTTCTGAATCTTCTTTTTGTTCTATTTCAGTTTGTTTCTTTGCAGAATCAAAAAGCATTTTTTGTTGTTCTAATTCAATTTTATCTTCTTCAATAGCAAGTTTAGTCATTACATCTAATTGTTTTAATGCTTCTCTACTTGTTCTATCTGCATCAGATTTTTGTGTTCGTAATTGTGCTGACATTCCTTTATCAGTAGCATCAATCATTTGAGCTTGACGTTTAATATCTAACTCTTGAGCTTCAATAGCTATCTTTGCATTTTCTTTTGCAGCATCAAGTTTTAATTTTTCTTTTTCTAATTCAACTTTTGCTTGTTCTAATGCAACTAACTGTTGCTCTGGTGTCATAACTTGACCTGCTGCCATATTTGCATTTAATACATCTTTTGCTGCAGCAGCCATAACAGCTTCAACATCTGTTGGTGTTCTTGGTTGTTGTGGCATTTGCTCCATCATAACTCTAGAAGTGCCACTCATTTGTTCTTGATATTTCATAGTTGTATGTTCTTGTATATTAGCTTCTAATACTGGCTTTACTCTAGCCATAATAGGATTCGCACCATTCATAGGATCTTGTAAGTATGCCATCTTTACTTGAATATGAGCATCATGATTTTGTCCTGGAAATGCAGCTATAGGTATACCTTTTGTAGCAGCCATAATATCAGATACAGGATCTAATGGTTGAGGTTGTGGTGCCATTGGTAATATCTCTTCTATGTTCGGCATATTAGCAGCATTTAAAATTGTTCTATTTAATGCTTCAAGATTAAACATTCCTGGTGGTGATTGTTGTGCCATTTGTAAGGCCATATTAGCTAACATCATTCTATGTGCATTACTCGGTATGTTAGGATCACTTACAGGTATAACATCTACAACACCATCAAAATCTTTTTTAAATATTTCTCTACTAGCATTTGGAACATCATAAGGATATTGTGTTGGAAGATAATCATAATCTATTTCAGCAATAATTTTAAATTCATCTCGTTGAGATTTATGTAATCGTTTGTGAATACCAGAAAAGAATTTACTAGAAGCTTCTATTAAAGCCATAGTAGTTCCAACTGGTCCATAGGAGGCAGCATCAGAAACTATTTGTTCTGTGCTGTCTGCAAACTTCTGACCTGCAGCAGTTACAAATCCAAGCATATTGTATAGTACCGAGGAAGGCTCTTTA